CAAACTTAACTAATGTTTTAAAGGAGTCTTAAATGGCTAACGTAAATAAAGCTAACGGGTTTAGTCCTGTTGGTAACTTGCTAGGTGGCAAGTGGAATGAGCAGGGTCGGCTTTATGCTATCCCTACTGCTGACACTACCAATAGCTATGCAATCGGTGATTGCGTAATGTCTAGATCTGGTGCGGATAGCAGTGGTGTTCGTAACATTCAAAAGTGGGGTGGTGCAACTACTACTTCTGCTTTGCCTCTAGGCATTATCGTAGGCATTCGTGTTGCTGATCCAGGTGTAAGCTTGGTTGGTAACTCTTTGTCTTTAGAGAAGGCATATATTGCTGCTGGTACTCGTACTAGTGTGCGTTATGTCTATGTTGTGGATGATCCTTTCGTCTTGTTCGAAGCTCAATTTGATAGCACTGGTGCTACTCAAGCTCAGCTTTCTATGAACGCTGCTGTGACCATCTCCGCTGCTAATCAAACATCTTTGGCTAATAGTGTGCCTTTCTCTGATATGGTTCTTACTGGACCAGCAGTTACGGCTACTCTGCCAATCCGCATGTTAGGTGCTGTACAACGTGGTGACAATGAAGTAACTAGCGCAGCTAGTCCTTATGTCCGTGTGTTGTGCAAATTTAACTACCACGAATACGGTACTATCGGCTCTGCTTCTGGCACTGTCGTTAACTACCTTGCAGTCTAATTAAGGAGATTAAATCATGGCTGGAGTAATTACAACCGCATCGCATCCCAAAGCACTATGGCCTGGTATCAAGGCTTGGTGGGGACAAACCTATAACGAGCACCCAGAAGAGTACGTAGACTTGTTCGATAAGGACACTTCTACTATGAACTACGAAGAAGACGTTCAATTGTCTGGCTTCGGTCTAGTGCCAGTTAAGTCTGAAGGCGCAGGTACTGCCTATGACTCTGAGATCCAAGGCTTCACAACTCGCTATACACACGTTGCATACGCAATGGGTTATATCGTGACTAAGGAAGAAATGGATGACAACTTGTATGAGCAAGTATCCAAGAAACGTGCTGCTGCATTGGCTTTATCTTTCCGTCAAACGAAAGAAAACATTGCTGCTAACGTGTACAACCGTGCTTTTAATGCTTCGTATTTAGGTGGTGATGGTGTAGCTTTGTGCTCTACTGCCCACCCAAATACTTCGGGTGGTACATTCTCTAACAAGCCAGCAGTTGATGTTGACTTGTCTGAGGCTTCTTTGGAAGATGCAGTGATTGCAATCATGGGTTTTACAAATGACCGTGGTCTGTTAGTCGCTATTCAACCAAACAGCTTGCACATTGCTCGTCAAGAAGTGTTTAATGCTCAACGCATTTTACAAACTGAGTACCAACCAGGTAACGCCAATAACGACATCAACGTCATTAAATCTGGCAACTACATCCCTGGTGGTTTCAAAGTGAACCACTACTTCACAAGCCCACATGCTTGGTTTATCCGCAACACTATTCCTGGTGGTACTGGTTTGAAGTACTATGAGCGTATGGCTGTTACGTTTGATCAAGATAATGACTTCGATACTATGAACGTTAAAGCCAAAGGCTACGAGCGTTATAGCTTCGGATGGTCTGATCCACGCGCTTTATTTGGATCTAATGGTCCTTAATTGTTATTAGTAACACTCCCCCTCCCATAAAGAGGGGGTTCTTTTTATAAAGGAAACTTATCATGGCTTATGGTTTACAAAAAAAGAGAATGATGCCAGCATCAGCAGCACCTAAAAAAATGGCTCCTGCTAAGAAGATGATGGGATCAAAGATGATGGCTGCTAAGAAGATGGCTCCAAAAGCATCTATGTCTAAAAAGAAAATGTAAAGTAAAATTTAATCTCCAATGACGCTCTAGAAATAGAGCGTTGTTTTAAACAACGTCAAAGGAATATTTATCATGGCTTCTCCTACCCGTTTCCCCGCTGGTGTATCAACACAAGCAATTGGTTCTACACTAGGTCAATTTCCCCTTCCAGATCCTACAGACATCTCTTTAGATTTTGAAGATTTTTTTCAGTATGTTGCTGCTGACTTCACTGTAACTAACACTACATCCCATCAAACTATTGGTTTAGTTGTCGGTAATGGTGGAATAATTTCTACAGTTGGTGGTGGTTCTAGTGTTACTGCTGACATTGGTGCTATTCAAAATAATCCACTTAATTTCAACATTGCTACCAACACAATCACTGCTACTGCTCCTCCTACTCAAGTAGCTTGGTTCTACACTGCATTTAAAGCTACTACTGCTGCTAATGATCAACTATTAGTTGGTATAGCTGCTTCTATTGCTGCTCTTACTCCTACTGATGGCATCTACTTCAACAAGGCTGCTGGTTCTTCAGCAATTACTTTTGTTGTTCGTAAAGGTAGTGCTTCATTAGCTGCTACTGCTTACTCAACTGCTACTACAACTGTTGCTACTCTTGTTAGTGGTACTTTTATTAAACTTGGTTGGTACTACGATGGTAGAGGCAACATTGATGTTTTTGTAAATGATGCAAAAGTTTGTTCTGTTGATGTAGGCATTTCTACTGGTANTACAGCTGCTACATTCCCCAATGCTACAAACATGGGTGCAGGTTTTGGTTGTAAAGCTGCTGCTACTGCACCTACTACTGCGGATATGATTGTTGACTTTATGCTATCTGCCCAAACTCGTGCCTATTAATTAGGAGAGTCACATGGCTAATGCATTTACAACTCAAATCCTTGAAGAAGGACCACGCAACGTATCTGTAAAACTGGTAGGAATACTAGACACAGGTAACCTAGCTTCTACTGCTGCTCTTGCAATGTCCAGTATCAACCAAGGTGGTATTGGTCCAACTCCAGAGCAAGTAAGGATAGATCACATTGAATATGTTATTGGTTCTCAACTAGGAGTACAACTATTGTGGGATGCTACAACTGATGTTGTAGCTGTTCCTTTAGTTGGATCTGGACTCTCTTTTCTAAGAGAGTTAGGTGGACTAACTAACAACTCAGGAACTGGTAAAACAGGGACTATCAACATTCTGACTACAGGTTATACATCTGGTACACAGACATTTCTTGTCATCTTAAGACTTGTCAAACAAGGTGCAAATCTGTAATGGATTTACAAACTTTGCTTAACATAGGCTTAGGTTTAGCATCCAGTGTTACAGGTTGGTTTGCTAGAGAATTGTGGTCTGCTGTCAAAGAGCTTAAGACTGATCTTGCTAAGTTAAGAGAAGATCTTCCTAAAGAGTACGTTGTTAAAGATGACTATCGGGAAGACATTCGAGAACTTAAAAAGATGATTGAAAAGATCTTTGACAAGCTAGACAATAAATCTGATAGGGTATAACTGTGTCTTACAAATCCAACTGGGACAACGGTGGTTGGAAAGTTGTTTGTGATTCTTGTGGTCGTGTGTTTAAAAACAACGAGCTACAACTTCGTTGGGATGGGTTGATGGTTTGTAGTGGTGACTGGGAAATCAGACAACCACAAGACTTTGTACATGGAGTAGCTGACATACAAGCTCCTCCTTTTACTAGACCAGAATCATCAGATTCTTTTATCCCAATTAATTACACTCAACAGCCTAACGAGACTATTGATGTAACTGAAGTTCTAGCAAAGATATTTATTAGAGCAGCAGAGAGTGAGAGTGTTACTGTCTCTGAGTCAGTTTCATTGGAGGCTAACAATACTAATGCAGAAAGTGTTTCTATTTCTGAATCAGTTACTAGTCTTTTAATCTCATCATCAGCAATCAATGGCTCAGCAATTAATTCTTTAGGGATAAATTAAAATGAATGAAACAATTAATTTAAAAGGTGAGATAGANATCCTACTAAATGACAAAATAGTCTTAGAAAAAAAGAATGTAATTGTTCAAGTAGGAAAGAACTTCTTAGCTTCTGCCATTATTAATAGCAGTACATCTCCTTTTATTGCTATAGCAATAGGTACTAACAGTACTCCTGCTGGAGTAGGTGACACAACTCTTGGTACTGAACTAATACGTGCTGCGTACACTACCTCTAGTGTTGCTGCAAATATTGTGAGTTTGTCTAAGACATTTGCTGCTGGTGTAGGTACAGGTACTATTACTGAAGCAGGTATCTTTAACAACGCTACATCTGGTGGAACTATGCTGTCACATGTGGTGTTTAGTGCTATTGGTAAAGGTGCTAATGATTCTTTGACAATTAATTGGACTATCACTGTTGGTTAATAGGGAATTATTATGGCTATAAAGTTCACCAATAATGCAACATCTACTCTAGCATCAGGGATTGCTAGTGGTGATGTTAGTCTTACTGTGTCTACTGGACAAGGTGCTTTGTTTCCTACCCTAGGTGGTGGTGACTATTTCTATTGCACACTAT